CCCTCACGGTAACGGAGGGGTGTTACAAAGTCAAGCCAATATTTCTGACCAGTTAGGTTCACCTAACATCACGATCTTGTTCACCATGCCGTTCGGGATGTGGGCAACCATGCCGACCGTGTGCAAGTCCGTCGGTTCGTCAGGCATATAGGAGCCTGTGATCGAAACGTAGCCTTCCAAACAGTCAGGCCACAGGAATCCGACAGAGACAACCGTGGTCGGTGATGGCCTGTAGTCCTCGACATCTATCCAACCGTTCTCTGAATCGAACGCGTCAGTCCAATGCACTGCTACAAGCGACCACGGGCAGCTCATGTCACCAGCCTTCTTTCTTTCTGTCCAACGAAAAGATCGGTGCGTGGAACGTGATGTTGTGCTTCGGTGTCACCACCGCCAACGCCTGCTGCGGTGGCTCAAACTGGAAGTTGTTGACGAACGCATACTCGTCATACCCCTTCAGGCTTCCGTTCACCACCAGATGCGGGGATGGCAGGTATTGGTGCCAGTGCCCGATCCACAGGGTTGAGAAGTCCTGCCCGGTGGTCAGATACCGCTGCGCTTTTCTCGCCCTCATACGCATGATAGGAGGATAGATGCCGCCGATCCCACCGCCACCAGACACCTGATCTCCGTGGGTTAGCAGGTGATTCCAGTCATAGATGCGGATCAGGGCGTCGGTGGCCTCGGGGATTTGGAACGTGACCCGCTTGTCCCCAGTGAAATGTTTCTCCACCATCTTGCCGAGCAGCCAATCAAAGTTGGTTTTGGCACGCAGCTTCATGCGGGGTTTGCGGGTGGTGCGACCGTGGTTGCCGATCACGACAGGCACATGCACCTTCCCGAACTCGGAGGCGAGGATGTCTACTGCGGCGGCGACTTGCTCTGACCAGAACAGAACCGACCCGATCATCGAGTCCTCGTTCGTCTCCGCCAGTTCCTCGTGGATGTCACCGGAAAAGATGTCGCCACCCAACATGAGGACAACACCGTCGTAGGTGACACCAGCAAGGTAGTGGCGGGCGATGTTCACCGTGTTCGTTGCCCACCTGTTGAGGCGTTGGACTGCGATGTCACGGTTGTACGCGTTCAACCCTTCCATCTCTGCCGGGTTCACCACCTCATCAAAGTGGGTGTCGGACAGCATGAGCAGCAGGGTGGCTGCCGAGTTCTTCGGCTTGGCTGGGGTCAACCACTTCGGCGGCTCCAAGTCAGATGATTCGACCCGCTCGATGATTGACAGGGCACGGTTCGCCTCATCCAACTGCTCACGCAGACGGCTTACCTCAGACGTGGCAATGTCACGTTCACGTCTGGCTTTCACCAGGTCTGCCTTCTCCAGCAGTTGTGCTTCCTCGGTCAGTTTGTCATTGAACGACATGCTGTTTCCTTAGGTTCTGCACTGATGCGTTGCTGATCTCCAGCCCCATGTTGCGTAACACGCGGGCGATACTGGCTGCCGGGACAGTCGGATCGGCGAGTGCTGCCAAAAACTGTGCGTGATCCTCGGGGCTGAGCTTGGCTTTGATTTCGTCAGACTTCCTGTAACGGAACGTGCTGCGACCCACCTCCACTGCGATCTGGTCAGCGAACCCCATAGTCACCCTCCCTTGCTTCCATGCGGATGCGTTGGATGATGGCGGACAGTTCTTCGTAGTTGTTTCGCAACGCGACCCGTGCCATCTGCAAACAACCGAGGTAGCCGATGGCGTCCCGAGTGTTGTCGGGGACATCCAGCTGGTTGTCGATTTCGTTCATCAGTCGTGACAGTTTCATGCACACCATGAACAGGATGCCGTCCTCTACCGTCATCACATCCTCGCCTTGTAGGGCGTTGTAGATGTTGACGGTGCGTCGGTAATCTTCTAACGGGTGGCTGTAATCGTTTTGGCGTTGACCTGTAATCAGGTCATACGCCTCCTTGACTATCTCCGCGCCTGCGCTCGGATTGTGTTCCATGTTTCCCCTTGACGAGTTGATCGGTTTTTTCTATGAGCCGCCACAAAGCGTCCTGGTCAGCCTGCCCTGGGTAGACCTTCCGTAGAAACTTAGCGATTGCGACGAGTTCTATCTTTGTGAACTGCTGCCCCATTGTCAAGCACCTTCCCGTGTGCATGGGAGGATAGGTGTTCGGTCAGCCGTTCGTCAACCCGGTCAACTTTGTCTTCGGTGCGCTGCTGGGACTTGTGCATGATGCGCAACATTCCCATCACCACTTCGTGATCTTTGCTGTTCTCTTTGCGGAACTTGTCGAGGATGGCGACGATGATCGCCCCGACTGCTGTGACTACAGCGGCGACGATCAGTGCCCACCCGCCGTCCATCACTCAGCTGCCTTAGACTTTTCTTCCAGCCAGTCGCGCACCGCTTTCGGGGTGTCGTTGCCGCAGACGTAGCGCAGATGCCACGGCTCAGACTGGACTTCCCACGAAAACCCGAAACGCTCAGCGTTGCGCAACAACCACTCTAAGCGTTTCCCGCTCGCATTAGCAATGTCAATAGCGATACCGAGGTTGTGGTTTGATGTTCCGGGGACAGCCATCGGAGCCAGACCCTTCTTCAAATACCATGCCTTACCCTTGTAGATGCGGGGCGTTTGCTTCATCAGTTTCTTGTTCGGCTTGTCCGTGTACCGCGCATAGAACCCGTACTCTTGGGTTTCGAGCGAACGGTAGGTGTCGGCTTGCGACGTAGGGGCGAGGTCAATGCCTTCAGCATTAGCGGCAGCATCCATAGCTTCGTAGGCGTCAGCCGCACAATGGTGCAAACGGCCCTTGCCTTCAATACCGCGCAACAGATCACCAGGTATTTCACCCGGCTTGACATCTTTGAGGTGGTCACAAAGCTTGACCTTGACGACTGGGTACTTGGACATGGTTACTTCTTGAACGCTTCAGCGATTTCTTCCTTAGTCAACTCGCCGTCCGTTGAGGCGGCAGCAAGTTTCTGCAACACCCCGGCAACAGCCATGAAGCCTGCGATCAACGCAGACTTGGCGACCGACACACCGATCACCGCACCGCCAGTGATGGCGGGCAGGGCCGAGGCAATGAACAGGGAGAAGAGTCGCTGCCCGAGGTCAAGGAACTTGGCGGTCACCTTATTGGCTGTTTCCATGAATGTCATTAGTCCTTCTCCCCTGTAGTGAAAGTGAGTACTGAGTGCAAGATTAGCGCAACACCGGTGATCCAAAGCGCCTGCCGCAACGTGGGCCCAGACAGGGTGATGAGCACCATCCCCGTCCCTGCCAGAGTCCACGAGTTCTCTGTGATGTATCCGAGGAAGCGTTTCATTACCGTCGAATCCTAGTCGCAGCCCCCGCCGCGGTGATCGCCGCCCCAATAGCGATAAGGGCACGACGTTCACCGACCGGGATGTTGGACCCTGTTGGCACATAGGTATCCAGGGCGTTCTTGAAAATGTCCACCGTCGCCTCAAAGGTTTCACGCACCTCGGTTGGGGCGTCCTGCACAGCGGCGATCAGTTCCTCCACCTGGGTTTCATCCAGGGCTGCCACATCCAACACCTCAAAGATCGCTTCAGCTTGTTCGGTTGTGACGGTGGCGAGAACCTGTGGGCTGGTGGCGAGAGCGACCGCCTGTTCCTGGGTGGGTTCATCCTCCAGGATCGCAGCCACCACCTCTTGTACTTGTTCCTCGTCAAGGTCTTCGATGAGGGTCAAGATTTCTTCGGTCGTCGATTTGTCAAGTTCGTCGGCGTCAGGTATCGTTTCTTCTACCGTTGACGCGACGGTGGTTTCAGTCGTCGTCTCTGGGGAACCAACATCCAACCGTGGGGGAGCCTCAGGGACGGCGGCTGTAACATCCTCTGGTGCATTGGTTTCTTCGCTTGTGGGTGGTAACAGGGGTTCTACTGTCGTTTCTGTTTCTAGCGGTGGGTCTTCCGTTGTGGTGGTTGTTTCGGAAGGAACCGTCGTCTCCGGTTCGGTCGGTGTTGGCTGAGGAACGGTCTGTTCTGGTTCAGTCGTTGTTGGCGTTGGAGGAGCAGCAGGCGGTGGTGGAGCCTGAGTCGTTGTCGTCGTTGAAGAAGAGCTTGTCGTAGTTTCGGGAAGGGTCGTAGTAGCCCTTTCTTCCACCGTTGTAGTCGTTGTCTCGGGAACAGTCGTGGTTGTCTCGGGAACAGTTGTGGTTGTTGTTACCGCAACATTGTTTCGCGTGAACGCTTCGGGTGGAACGATTGTCCATTCGGCGTCGTCGAGCTTCCATGCCAGCATAAAGCAGGTAGCGCCACCGTTCTCGTAAAACCATGCGTCAACAGGATAGACGCCAGCATCCAAAGATTCGCCCATCCACGCAGTCCACATGCA